GGACGACGGGTTGTTATAATTTTGAATAGCAAAGAATAACCAGTTATCTGGTGTCAATTCAGTAATGTTCATTCATTAGCTACCGAATGTTAGAGTTGCTGCTCCATCAGAGATTACTTCTTCAGTACCGTTTGCAGATGTAATCTTAACACGATACTTCTGTCCATCTAAGGTAGCACCACCAAGTCCAGTGTAACCAAGTGTGGCTGTAGTGAAGTTAGTATAAGTAATACCTGTATCAAGTGAAGCAGTGATGTTCTGCCAACGCTTACCAGATGCAGTCTGACGTTGCCAAACATATGCAAGTGCTCCAGGTGTTCCTGTTGTAGTTGTAGCAAGGTTCGCAAACGTACCAGCACCAGAAGATGATGTAGATGCAGAAGGTTGTGTGCCAATAGCTACAGAAGATGCAACATCAGCAGCAATGGTATCATCAGCCATATCACCAGATGTACCAGCAGCAACTGACATCGCTGCTATGCATTCTGCCTTATGACGTGTGTTACCATAGTGATCTGTATATGTTCTATACAACCACCAACCAGGATTTTTAATTCCACGAGACTTACTCTCGTTAAGAGAACCCTCAGTAGAATCAGCAAAAATTAGTTCATAACTATTAGAATCTCCACCTAAGATTACAAATTCTGCAACGTGTTTTGGAGGAGTTCTTTTAATTACAGCAGTATTAGCAACTGTTGCAGTTGCTCCAGCATATGCTTTGTGTAATTCTATGCTAGTTGTGCTAGTAACGGTCTTAACAATGTAGTTAACACCAGAAATTGAAAGTACATCACCACCGACAACGGTGTCAGCAGCGTTCTTTGTTACGGTAGCATCGCCATTGACGACACCAATACTTTGTGAGAATGCAGCTGCATCCGTTGTTCCAATAAGTGACATCTTTTCTCTAATCGTATATTGTTCTAAGTTTTATTTATAAAAGGGACTATTCCTTTGCTGCTATAGCAGCTTTGACAGTCTCAAGTAGCTTGTCATCCATATCGGTCTTGGTCAGTTTGACTGCCTTACCTAAGATAACTAAGCAAATTTCAATAAGTTTTTCTCCAAGTTCCTCATTGTCAGGAATCTTAGCTACTGCGTCTGAAATAATTTTCGTTGCTAGTGGAAGTAAAAAAGAAAACATGGTAATAGTCCATAGTGTGTTCTTTTATTTATTACTTTTCCCACTCCCCTAAAATTTCACCCATGATCTTCATAAAATCCTTGAAGGACATGAGTTTTCCTACCCTGTGATGTCTCCTTGCTTTCATCACACCTGACTCAAATGATTCTTTCTTTACTTTCTTCTCTGGTAATCCTTTATGTTTAGTCTTAGCAAAGTCCTTTACGTCGGATTTGGACATGGAGGCTGCAGCTTTGGAAACCTCAGGCGAGGCTTTTTCCATCTCCCCTTTCTGAGTCGCTCTAACCATCCCGAAGAATCGTTGTTGGGATTTTGATTTCGCTCGTTCTGTGATTGGGTCAAATCCTCGTCCTTTGACGACATCTGACCATGGTGCATATAGAGGACCTTCATAATTTTTTGCCTCGTTAGTAGGTTTGGTAGTCATTCCCTTCTGGGCATCAGGGATATTAGGCATCACTTCAACATTACCAGATTTTTTCTTTTTAGATTTTACCTTACCTTCCTTTTTTTCGCAACCACAGTCTTCACGGAATTGCTTAAAGGATTTCATTTTTTCTTTTTCATTGCAAGGATTTTGCCTACCTTCTTGCGTCTAGCAATTAGGTACTTGTCGGACTTATCATGATCGCCATCATTGTCAATGTCCTTATCTTCCTTACCAACTGGATCTAGTTTTTTCTCAGTTAGTTCAACTTCTTCTTTCTTAGCAGTCTTCGCTGCCTTCTTAAATGCGTCCTTAGCAGGATAGTCTTCATGACCAGGCTTAGCAGGTGCTTCACCTCTCTTCCTCTTTGCATGAATGTTAGCATAGAGACCCTTCTTTGCTTCTTCTAGTTCTTCACCTTCATGAGTTACTTCGTCACCTGCTTTCACACAGTTAGGAACAGTCTTACCACCCTTTTTCTTAGTTCCTTGTGCCTTATATCCTTTCCAGCATGTAGAAGCACCAACGTTAGCTCTTGCTGTCTTCATGTCACCTTCAGCGGTGAAGTATCTTCTCTTCTCTAGAATCCAAGTCTCTCCGTCAAGTTCAAATTCTTCTGTCTCAAGTACTTCGTACTCTTCTTCTACCTTAAGTTCTTTTGCTCCAAGAGGAGTTACTTTCTTTACTTCCTTCTTTTTGATAGAAGTCTGTTCAATCTCAGCACCGTTAGACTGGGGATCCATTCCGTCAAAAGGAGCTTCATGAATATCAGGCATATGAGTACCTTGGAAGGTATCTCCATCCATCCATCTACCATAGGATTCCATCAATCCACTGGAAAACTCGTCCTGATTTTTTACTTTATTAATTGGATCTGGTTTCTTCATCGTTCAAAAGGGAAGTTCTTCTCGTATTATTTATAGTTCTAATATTCTTTATCCATTCTCGTAACATATTTCCATCGTCTGTAATTACAATGGCATAGTTACCACCCACTCTATGAATGCGTCCTTTGTCTCCTGTACGAGCAGACATAACAGCATCACCTTCCTTGAAGACCTCTGCTTGACGTTGCTGTTGTCGCAGTGCTTCTTCTCGTAGTTTCTTAAAATCCTTCATTTAAAATTTTTAGGCAAGTTTGCTGCAATTTCTGCCATTAATGCAGCACAATCTTGATCACGTAATGCGCCAGGAATACCAGAACGAAATGTTTTAAAATCACCAGCGTGTGCTGCACGACGCATTTTTGTTCCTGAAATGGCAAAGGTATCACCGTCAGCGTCTCTACTTCCAGAAGATTTGATGTCAATCTTTCTGAATGAGAAATCTTTTCCATTGTATTTATGGAGGAATTGCATGGCAGAAACCCTGTCAGAACCTACCAAAAATATAACCTCATCATATCCTGCCATCATAAGATCTTGTAATATAGCTACTGGTTGTTTAGGACCTGAGAAGATCTTTCCTCTATGTTCTGGAAACATCTTATTCATATAATATAGTTTTCTATTAGGTAGTAAAGGATTACTACCTTTAGTATCTACAGTCTGTGAAATGTATATACGATAATCATTATTACCAGCAGCACGTTTCACACCGTCAAAGTTTTGCTTATGACCTGTGGTTGGTGGTTGAAACCTACCAAATGTGAAGTAGCAAATTTTTCCGTCTAACGCCATTGCTTCTGAAGAGTGAAGTTATTGTATGCAAATTCAAGACGGTTAACAAATTTGATCATGTCTCCATCTTTATGAAGAACATATCCTTCTGGAGTTGTGACCTTATATCCTTTATCCGTCTGGACAAAAGTTCTGAATTCTTCTAAATGATCAAGTTTATCTATAACCATTTGCTTGACAGTCTGTAGTTCTTTGTACAGTGCAAGCATAGTTTTAAATTTATAAACATTATCTACAAGATAATTCTCACTCTCATATACCAGATTACGTTTCTTGACTAGGTTGGCAGGAGTCTTGATCTTAGCAAGTTCCTTACTCATCTTTGCATGATAGAAATTTCCTAGTTCATATAATGCTTCATCTACATTAGTAATGTTACGAGCATTTTTAATTTCATTATTAAAGAATTGTTTTAGATAAGATGATATATGAAACTTAGCATCACCTGTAGTACCACTAGCACCTACCAATTCATCCAGAAAGTCACCACATATATGACACATGCGTTCAATCTTTTTGACATATGCATCAAACTTTGCTTCTTCTGCATTACTCAATCCAACACGATCCATGGGTGTGTCATTTTGTATGACAAGAGCATCAGTTGATCCATTTACTTTTGCACCAGCAAGAGCTTGCATAGATTGAAAGTCATCACCAGAATAATGTGTATGAAATACTACGCCGATCTTTGCTCTGCCCGCTGCTTGTCCAATAGGATGATCAGTAGGAATAGCATAGGTAATCGTATTAGGTCTGAATGTGTAAAGTCTTTCACCATTGATTGTTTCTGTCCTTAAAGTAGATTTAGTAAAGAGAAGATCGCCTTGAACAATACCTCTGATACCTAGACCAGAAAAATATTTCAAAGAGAACTTAAGTTTCTCTGCAAGGTCACCTTCATAGTATAGATCCACATCAAAATCTGTGTAGCAAATTTTTGGTGTTTTTGCAAAGACAGATTTAGTTCCTACAAAAAACATACCACTATTAGGATCAGTGCCACATATAACTGATGGTGCTCCATCCCATTTTGTCTGCATGAAACCTGTGCTGTTGTCATTACCAAGCATCTTACGAAGTTCTTTTAAAAAAGACACAGCAGCTTTGCAACCCTCAACTCCATAGTTGAGCATTTCATCTTCTAAATGTTCTAAGTGTTTGAGTTGCTTTACGTTTGCCATCAGTCTTGGAATACCGTCTCTATACTTTCTCCTTTCATTTTATATCCAGACTGTAGTTTATCTGGATACACACGATCTGGATCAGAAGTAGTTCCTCTGTCAGAGGTGTTTCTAATATTAAATGTCATGTCTAAAAGAGGTGTAGACATATGAATGTTTACTCTCTTTGCTCCACCTGTCTCTCCACCATATGAGATTCTAACGTTAGTAACGTTCGCTGCTTTGTTCAAGAACTGCTCAGTAATCTCCATATGTTTAATCTTACCTTTGTTCATATGAACATAGTGGTATCCATAACCAAGAGAACCCTTGATTAATTCTTGTAGTAAGGGTTTATTATAATTTGGAGAAGCATCCAATACTTTAAAGTTTTTATTACCTGATTGAAATTGATTGAAGGTTGCACAAAATGTTGCTTCATCTAATCCAAAAGTTTTCATCAAAGCTATACCATCAGTGGTAGTAATGTTTCCTGCTTTTACTTGTTCAACAGGAAAGACACTTGTTTTAAGACCTAGATTAGATAGAGTAGTTGTGCCACTAGTTTTTAATGATAGGTAATACTTATGAAGAGGTTTATTTTTACACTTACTTTCTAATGTTAAGTCAGTAATAGTAGCACCTATATTATATCCAGTTGCTAATGATGCAGTTCCAATCTTCCAGTGACCATTCACAAGTTGCATAGGTCTTTTCTTATTCTCACCACCCTCTGCAATAACTCTAACTGCAATACAATCTTCTAGGTGATAATGTTTTACCAGACCGTAAATAAAATCTCTATATTTGTTATTAGCAAGTTCACTAGTCTCAATCCAATCGTTGATACCTGCTTCTAGTTGTTGCTCAAATAAATTTCCTTGGTTACCTGATCCTCTATTACCTCTACTACCATCACCAAAGTCTACCTTCAGTGCAGTTATTTTTAACTTCTTTCTTATCTCTGCTTTTGTAAATTCTGTTTGTAATGCTCTAGCTATCTTGACTTGTTTTTTATTAGTAGGATCAAACGCAAGAGGATTCTCCATGCCATATGTGTTGACAAGATAATTCCATAATCTCAATCCTTCTGCTGCTGTAGCATTATCCATATGTTTTACAGAAGAACCTGCATCTGAAAACGTAGATGGTATAAGATTATATGCCATAAGAAAACCTCCCGTCTATCTATTTAGAGGAGAGGTTGTTGAGATATTCTTTCTCATTTGCATAGGGATGTGTCTGTCCTGACCACAGTTTATACCCCTCTACAACTTCTGGCAATAACCACTGATCTACCCTGTAACAATACTTCCAGTTAACTGGTTGAATACAATTCATCACAACAACTTGGAAGAATGCCACAAGGTGTATCCAGAAACTATACATTACTGATGAGTGTGTAAGTAAAAATGTTTCTTGATAACTTCAATACGTTCTTCTGCTTTTGCAATAATATCAATTTGATCTTGGATAGAACCAAGAACATCTGAATGCTCACCAATACCCACAGGATTGTGTAGGTAAATTTCAACATTTGCTTTTGCCTTACTGATTTCACCGTTTGCTTGAGCGAGTAAAGCTTCAATCGTTTGATCTCTTAAATTAGTACAAGACATTGTATCTTCTGTTTTTTCTATGTATGTGATATCGGGTTGGTTGATGTAGTGACTTTCGTAATCTCCACTCATCGGTCTCCAGCAGCACGAACTTCAGATTTTTGAATATCAAATTTACCGCCAGGATATCTCTTCTCTAGTTTCTTTACGTTACGTTCAATAACCTCATCAAACGAAATTTCAAGTGCCATACATGCCTGTGCCACATACCACATCACATCACCCAACTCAATGATAAGATGTTCTTTGTTGTCTTTGTCCCATGGTTTTCCTTGAAAGATCATCTTCTTAATGATCTCAAGAAACTCACCACCTTCAGCATTGATACCAACACCAGAAGTCAGAAGACGTTCAATGTTAGCACCTTCACGATCTAACTCGCCAATACGATCAGCGAAGTCAACGAAGTTTGTTGATGCTTCAGAAGTAACTGCAGAAACAAACTCTTCGTATCGGTTAAAATTAATTGTCATACATTCCACTCTGCGAATTTTGATAGTCTAGATTGTGTATCAGCAAATTGCTGGAAGTCCTCACCAGGATCTTCTTCACTGATGCTGATAGCAGACGCATCATCAGCAACATCATACAGCTTCATCTTCGCTCTGTCAATCCCCACCATGAATTTTCTAGAGGTAACGAGGTCTGAGTATCTGTTTTTAAGTTGTTTGACCAAGAGGCGACCCTGTTGCTCAAGTTCCTCAGTACTAATAAGGGCAAACATAAAATCAGCAGTGGCAGGTAGACCAAAAGACTCAGAAGTATCGGTAAGGTCTGGATCGCTATTGCCATAACCACTACGAGTAGTTTGAGTGGCACTGACAATAGGTAAAGAACATTCCACAGCAAGACCGCGAAGCTCCTCCGCAATCGCCTTAACGTAGGTATACGAGTTAACAATGGCACCTTTGTACCTCACACTTGCACATATGTTTAAATAATCAACAAAAATAATATCTGGTTTGAAGTCTTTCTTCAATTTGAGATCGCTTAAGAGTGCCTTAAAATGTCCTACATGAGCAGACGCTGTAGGGTACTCTTTGATAATAAGTTTTCCTCTAGTTTTCTTAGCGATCTCATTGACCTTACTAGAGAATAAAACTTCTGGTAGTTCTACGATGTCTTTGACATTAACGTTTAGAAGATTTGCGTCAATTCGTTCAGCAATCTTCTCCTCTGCCATTTCACATGTAATGTAGAGAACGTTGTAGCCCTGAGTGAGGGCGGAACCAGCCATGTGGCACATGAATAAACTTTTCCCGACACCTGTACCAGCAAGAGCGATGTTGAGAGTCTTGTTAGGGAGACCACCTTTCGTGATAAAGTTAAACTTTTCCAAATCAAAGGGAATCTTCTCTTCTTTTCTGTGGTAGAATTCGTATCTATCTGATGATTGCTCAATGTAATCGTGTCCAATATGTTCATCAAAGGAGACAGCAAGAGCATCTTGTAGGATGCTAGGGATAGCACCCTTTGTGAACTTTTTATCTCCGCCATCAGCAATCTTAATTGACTGCATGAGTGCTAAGTATATAGCACGATCTTGACACCACTTTTCTGTAGCATCTAACAACCAGTCATAATCTACCCACTCATCAGTTAAGGAGTTTATTTCCTGTACTGAATCTTGGAATGCCTCGTCTGTAAGGTCTGCTCTATTTTGGATATTAATTGTGAGAACTTCTTTAGTAGGGATCTTATCGTACTTTGCAGCGAAGTCAGCAATCTCTTCAAAGATAATTCTTTCATGGTAAGTTTCGTAATATTCTGCTTTTAGAAAAGGAACTACCTTCCTATAATATTCCTCATTATATATGAGGTTCCTTAGAATAGTCTGCTCAATGCGTTCAGTCATTAAAATTCAACCTCGCAAAAGATTTTTCACTTAATCTCTTTTGAATTAGTTTACCATAATCTTCATTTAATTCACAACCTATGTAATGTCTTCCTAAAGATTTTGAAACAACTGCAGTTGTTCCTGATCCCATGAATGGATCTAGAACTACATCTCCCTCTTCACTTCCTGCTTTAATACATGGTTCTATCAAGTCGGTTGGAAATACTGCGAAGTGAGCTCCTTTATATGGTTTTGTAGTTACTGTCCAGACAGATCGTTTATTCTTTGTTGTATAGCTTTTTGTAAGTCCGCTATGCGGTTGGAGTCCTGTTCCTTCGTTGTGATATTTTCCGTTTGTTCTGTTTCTTGTTCCCCAATCTTGTTTAACTGGTTCTTTGATTGCTTCATTGTCGTAATAGTATTTTCTATTTTTACTAAACAAAAATATATATTCATGAGATTTAGTACACCTATCTCTCACGCTCTCTGGCATCGGATTGGGTTTGTGCCAAATTATATCTTGTCTGAGATACCAACCATCAGAACGTAAAGCAAATGCGAGCATCCAAGGGATCCCGATTAAATCTTTTTCTTTTAGTCCTTCTAATTTATTTCCTCGTTTATTGCATTGTTCTGGTAGATCTTGTTTCGTTTTACTCACTGATTGTTTAGGATAGGATTGACCTTTACCAGGTCTATAGTTGTAATAACTATCTCCTATGTTTACCCACAGTGTTCCATCATCTGCCAATACATCACGCACCGAACGAAATACTTCTACTAGACTTTGGATGTATTCTTCTGGTGTTTGTTCTTGACCTATCTGTGACTCTTCTCCACCATAATCACGTAGACCATAATAAGGAGGAGATGTAACACACATCCTAGGTTTCTCTTCTAATGTCTTTAGTGTGTTACGGCAATCACCAAATAAAATTGTATCAACTGCCATAACTAAATTCCTTTTTCGCTGCCTCCTCTAGTTGTTGCATTACTTCTTCTGTGAAGTATTTGTCTGGACTGGCAAGAATAGCAGAAGGATAAACAGAAGATTCACCAATGCGAA